TTGTATAGACCCTGTAGAGGATAGGTTTCGATTTCATTTATTTGGTATAAATTGTAAGGAAATGTTCCCTACATTGTTTTCATTATCAGAAATAAGTCCATTTAAAAGAACAGATTCAGAGAGAAAATCAACCCCTTTTTCATCTAAAAGGTAGATTTTTTCATCAATAGTAATTTCTCTTAGCAATCCATGTTTAACTTTCCGAGTTGATTTAAGAAACGCATCTTTGCCAACTAAATGTTCAGTCGCTTTATTTGTCCCTACTACTTTAAATTTAATTGTCATGATGTTTTTATTACAGAAAATTACAGTGTTGTTCTCGTCATTGAGGATAATAGCGTTTTTGTAATATTTTTCAATCCATTTTTTGAAAAGGCCGACTTTAAAAGTTCTCCTAATTTCGCTCTTAAAATAATTTTTATTAGAGTCTTCAAGAGCTTTTTTTAACAAAAGCCGACCTGAAGATGCGATTTCCATACTACTCGCTTTCGAATAAACGCCAAAAATAAAAACTAAATCCAAGAACATTCGTTCTTCTTTGACGAAAGAAAAACAAAATGGTCCATTTTCTTTTTCGGCTTTATATACTTTATAAGACGAAAACTCTTCGAATACATTTTTTATTCTATTATCTCTTAAAGCTCTAGATTTGAGAGAGCAAAAATCATAAGGCTTCGATTTCGCACAAAACTCATAAAAATATGGCCATACTTCAGCAGCGTCTTTTACCTGTGTAATTTTCACTTCTTTTTTATATTATATAATAATAAAGTGTAAATTAAATTATGGCGGCAGAAGGAAAAAATAAAGTAGCACGTAGTCTATTAGATCTACAACCCACAGCCATATTAGAACTTTTTAGGGTTTTCCCCGATAAAATTAAAAAACCCACTTTGTTTTTAGGTTTTCATGGGGGATCTGTTTACGAAAAATCAATTGTTTGGCAAGGTGTCGAATATTTACCACTGGCGATAGAAACAGAAGGATTTGATATATTGGCAGATGGGAAATTGGCTAGACCCAAAATAAGAGTAGCTAATCAAAACAATATCATAACTAATTTCCTGCAAAATAACAATGATTTTAAAAATGCTAAAATAGTAAGGAAAAGAGTTTCTGTAAAATTTATCGACGATGTGAACTTTGAAGGAGGGAACCCTTTTGGTTCAGCAGATTCCAAAGCAGAGCTTACTGACGAAACTTGGTTGATGGGAAGAAAAACCCAAGAATCAAAAATATTCGTAGAATTTGAATTAAACTCCCCATTAGATTTAGAAAGTTTTTCAGTAAACAATAGGAATATCGTTTCAAAATTTTGTTACTGGCAATACAGAGGAGAGGGATGTAGATACGCTGGAATCCCCGTAGAAAGAGCAGATGGCGAGCCGTTCCTTGATCCAACTGGAGGGCCAGTCGTTCCTAAATATCGAAAACCAGAAAATGCAGATATTAACGCCCCTGCCTCTCCGATACATTTTTTCGATGACCCAAACGCAATATGGAATGCCACAAAAGACTACATAAAAGGAGATGTAGCAATCACAAAAAGCCCTACAATTTTTTTGCCCAGCACAAACCCTAATGTAAGGGGAGAACCTTTAAAAACAGTTTTTGTTTGTGTGTCTGGTAACAAAGGTCAGTCCCCAGAAGGTAATCCTACATATTGGCAAAGAGATGGCTGTACAAAAAAACTATCAGCTTGTCGGAAAAGATTTAATGAAAATAATTTAGTAAGTTTTGCAAGTGATCAAAACATACAAAGTGGTTTTAATGCAATTAAGATATCAGGATCGTCGAGCGAAGATAATCATTTAATCCCGAATCATACAGGATTATTTCACTCTACAGAAGAAGGGCTAACTGGACATTTTACGGGAGAATGGACAATTATGGGATGGGTCAACATTAATTCCAATACCCCTGTAGGAGCTGGAGTTTTGAGTACATCACCAAGAGATGATCTGAATTGGCCTAATACGCAATTCTTAAACATTAACTCCAATACATCTTTACAAGGAATAGAAGGAAAAAAAACCAGAGGTGGCAAAACTAATATAATTGGTGCTAACTATATAGGAGTCAATATGGAAGCCATTCCTACGCCAATGAAAACGGTCATCCCGCCCGCATTTAAGAAAGTAAACCTTCATACAGAACAAAATGGTGGAGACTCAAGAGAATGGGTTCAATATATAATCACAAACAGCTTAGATACATCTATTCCAAGCGTAACCGAAACATTGCCAGAGCAAAGAGACTCATTGTTATCTTTCATTGTGAATGGTGTCAATAAAACTCCCGACCGAGGTTTTAATCTTTCGAACCTTGGAAACTTCGATAGCCTAACAGCAAGAAAAGCAACTAACACTCACGATCCTTTTGGTAAAAAAGCTCTACCGCAGACATTTATGCTGGGAGCTGTTGAATATTATCATGGAACAGAGGGGTATGACCCAGTACAGAGTGAAGCTTACACTACTTCTATGAACGGATGTCTAGGACCTTGGGCCGTTTGGAACAGAGCTGTGAACCAAGAAGAGGTAAATTTTTTATATAAAACCCTAAGGACTCCAAATGGAGTTACAAACCCTTTAGATTTTGCCCCAAGACACTATTATGAATGCACAGGGGCATACACTGGTGTGACTGGAAATGGCTTAGTAGCTTGGTGGGATGCAAACACAGGCTACATTGGTGATCCTGCTGATGATGTAACAGGAATGTTAGATATACATACTGTCGGGCCTTATCATTTAACAGGGAGTGGGCAATTCGAAGGTATTCAAGAGACCTATCTTGAAGCGCCACAAATATTTATATCTAACCCAACACCTAAATTTCCAAGATTTGGTGGATTTCCAGGAACTGACGGATTTAGTTATGCAAGAAACGCACAAATGTAAAGGAGAAGTTTCAGCTCTCCACAAGATAAAGGAAATAGCTCACAAGCATTTCACAAAGGAGATATGTGGTTTTCTCGGATATGATCATGAAAATAAAGAATTTATCATACAACTAGAGGAAAATGCTTCTGAAGATCCTAAATTGTATTTTTTAATTAACCCTTTGAGCTATCTTCTATTTAAAGATTCTTATGATATGGTAGCTGTTTTTCACAGTCATATAATAGGAGATGAAACAGAATCAGAATTTGATATGAAAATGTCTGATAATTGTTGTCAACCCTTTTTGATTTATAGTCTTAACACAAAAAAAATAAATATTTATACGCCCGAAACCATAGAAGCTGATGTAAATATACTAGAAAGGATTAAGGCTGTAGCATGACACAAGTATACATACATGGAATTTTAGCTCGGGAATACGGGAGCGATTTTAAATTAAGCTTACCAAACCCAAAAGATGTTTTAGAGGCTATAGATTGTAATAGGATTGGTTTTATCCAAAGGTTAGTAGAATTACAAAAAGAAGGATTCTGCTACGATATTATAATCGATAAAAAAAGAGTTACTCAAGAAGAGCACATGACAGGGGTGAAAAACCCCAAAACTATAGATTTAGTTCCAGCTATCACTGGAGCAGGTCCAGTAGCGGCAGGAATTGCTGCTATTGGTAGTTTTTTAGCCTCGGGAACTCTTTTGGCCAACTTAGCACTCGCAGTTATATTCGCTGCGATTAGTTATGCTTTGACTCCTAAACCAGAATTTGAGGCTTTAGAGGTCGAGGCAGATGCTTCAAAATCTTCTTTAATATTTTCTAATACAGTAAACGTAGCCGCTCAAGGATCTGCGGTTCCAATTGGATATGGTAGATTGAAGGTAGGCTCACAAGTTGTCCAAGCTACAATTAAATCATTCCCTCAACATCAAACCCCGCAGCAAGCTTTAGGAGCGGTAGGTAAAAACCCTATTTTTATAGGTAATCAAGGAAATTCTATTTAATGAAGCACTTACTCAAAAAACTTAGCATCGCTGGCGGTGGAGGTAGCAAAAAAAAGCCTAAACCTCCCATCTATAAACCTCCTTCGATGGGGGAAATGCAATACGGTTCTTCATATAGTTTTGCGGAAACCCTAGATTTAATTAGTGATGGACCTATTGAGGGGATAGTAAATGCAAATGGAAAAATTGTAGATGGTTTAGAAATGTTACAAGGTATTTATTTAGATGATACCGCTGTAGCAGTGACTACAGATTCTGATATAATTCGAGAACAGTTAACAGATTTAGAAACGCAGACTATCGAAACCCTTAATATGGAGTTGAATAGCACTGAAGGAGTTACATCTTGTAGTAGGTTTTTTAAAGAACTACTTGAAGCCCCTTTCCGTAGCTCTGACGGAAGAGTAACAGCTCTTCCATCTGGCGGTGTTGCTGGAGAAGTTGATGGTGATGAAGCGTCTTCTGCCACAAGTGTAACTATGATTTATTTAACTCACGAAGTATATCAATATAACAGTTATGTCACCCTTTCGTCTTTTACATATAACATTTTCATTAGGGGTTTTATAAAATATAGAGGTGATGGTGGGCCACAAACTTTTAAATGGTATTTAAATGGATTAGAACAGCTTGGTTATAGTGATAGTAATGTAGCTTCCAGAAATCTACAAAGATCCCCAGGGACATTAAACAGTCTCTTGTGGTCAGACAGCACTTTAGATTCATCTAAATTCTTTTTCTCCTTTCAACCTGACCAAGCTTTTTCCTTGTATCAATCATTCAAGACAATAACTGGTAAACTCTTTTCAGAAAATGAAACCAAACTTAGTGAAGCAGTTTATGATGAACTAAACACTATTTATAATTTATTCGTCAATAATAACGGAATCGCTGGAAATAAACTCCAAAGACAATTAGCTTTAAAAGCTTTAAACAAGCTAAATTTCACCGAAGATGGATCAATAAAAGATTTGTTAGTTAATCATCTAGATGAAGTTGAATATGGTGGGGTTATTATAATAAAAGTAGAAGACTTGAATGTCAATTTAGATAAATCAATTGTAGACGGACAACAGTTGTTTAATATGTCTACTTTCCCAGTTGGATCAAAAAACAAATTCAACTTGATTGCAGTAATGGAAAGTGCTGGCATAAGAGTGACAGATGTAACATGCCCCGAAATCAGTAGTGATGGAACTCTGAATAGGAACATGCATGGGTTTTTGATGTTTGAGTTTCCAATTGAAAACGATTTATTACGGAGATCTAAATCTGGTAGACCACTTTCGGATAACATTAGTCCCTTCAATATAGGAGTGAATTTTTCTGAAGCTTGTCATACTCTAAGAATACCTTCAGAGGTGATTGCAGCATTAAGTGATCTAAATTCTCTTAGCTATGCAAAAACTCTTGATATAGAAAACATAAATATTATAGAGACAGATGCTACTGTCAATAATTTTAATACGACTAATTTAAAATACAATTACAGTAATGTCTTAGCTGAATTTAAAAAAGGAGAAGAGTTACAAGATCCATTTAAGTATTTTAGAAGAATTTTTATCGACCACGTTTACGACAGAGAAATTTTCGGACCCTTTGGGACTGCAAGAGCCGCAGACGATCCCGATAACTTAGGTAAACAAATAAATACCCCACAAAGGATTTCGCTCAATAGTTCCATGTTGACTAGATCATCGGTTTTAAGCACAACCGCTAACAATTATAATACAGCTCTAGGAGATGAGCTTTTACCTGTAAATGAGGGAAGCGATGATGTCAGGACTGCCCGAGGAATCAGAAATTATTCATCTTGGGGAGAGAATTCCTTTGCGGATTTTGATGAAAAAGATATACCTGTTGTACACACAATATATAATCCTAATGTGGAGGAAGTATTTGTAACTCTAGATATAAGAAATTTAAAAGATACGTTAATTAAGGGGATTAATGGTGTCAGACAAGGAAGAGATATATCCAATAAAAATTTAGAAATAGGGACTACATTCCCATCAATTCTTAACATTAAAGTAGAAACAGGAACAATACGTGAAAATGGAGGTCTTTCAGTACACAAAGAATACCTATATCGTGTTGTAGCTCTTATCGAAAGTCCAACCTTAATTGATATAGGAAACCCCGATCACAAAGCCGCGAGTGGTAGAGAGTTTATAATTCAGATTGGCGACTTAGATAATGCAGGTGGCTATTTAGGTAGACCTTTTGAATTACCCAAAGCTCAAGGCAAAAATCACGAAGTTTTAAGTGCTGATGGTGAAGTGGGTATAGAAGCTGGAGCTTTAGAACAAAATACCAACGAAAAAAGATATATAAAAATTAGCAAACTTTCTTATGAATCTAATTCTTGTTTGTTAGGTAAAGAAGTTAGTGTCAAAAAAGTAACAGAGATAATTAATGTCGATCTTCCCTACCCTTACTCTGCTATAGTAGGAACAAAATTAGATTCAAGGGCTTTTGGTAGTATACCAAAAAGAAGCTACGACTGTAAATTAAAAAAAGTCAAAGTCCCAAGTAATTACTTTCCCACAAAAAGAGGCAAAGATCAAAGATATTATAATAATCAAGAACTTTTCGATAATGCGAATAAACGAGATAAGTTAATTTATAAAGGAGATTGGGACGGATCTTTCAGAGATGAATTAGTATGGACAGATAACCCCGCTTGGATTTTATATGATTTGCTTACAAACTATAGGTATGGAATGGGTTCTCATATAGATAGTGATACTATTAATAAGTGGCAGCTATACAAAATAGGAAGATTTTGTGACGCTGTAGACGATCAAGGATATTTTGAAGGAGTAACTGATGGAAGAGGAGGTAAAGAGCCTAGATATTCTTGCAATATTGTATTTGATAAAGGACAGAAGATTTTTGACGCAATAAACACCATCGCGGGTTTATTTAGAGGTAGAACATTCTTTAGCAATTCAGAAATTAATTTTGTAGATGATAGACCGAGAGGAGCAGTCAACTTATTCACAAACGAAAGTGTCAAAGACGGACTTTTCTTTTACTCGAATAACAGAAGGGATGAGCAGTTTAACTGCATAGAAGTAGGATATAGAGATCGATTCGATAATTTTTCACCTAAGATAGAGGTGGTAGAAGACGAAGAAGATATTAAAGAGCGTGGTATTTTTAAGAAAAAAATAGAAGGTATTGGTATCACATCCAGAGCAATGGCTCGCAGAACTGCACAACACCAAATATTTTCCAAGATAAAAGAGAATCAACAAGTCGCCTTTACCGCAGGACTAGAAAGTTTATTATGTAAACCTGGGGATCTTGTTATAATTGAAGATGAGCTGAAAACTAATATCGCGAATTTCGGGAAAGTATTAGCTGTAGATTTACAAGCAGAGACTATTAGATTAACAAACCAATTTAATTCTTCATCAATGGGCGGGGTCTTAAGTGTTTATAACCCCACAGGCTCTGATTCTTACGAAGAATTAGAACAAATAGCTAATTCCAGAAGGCAAAGATTTGATAGCTTTACAGTAACAGGTAAAGTTACTGATAGTTGGTCTAAATACACAGGAGAATATTCTTTTTCAGGCTACACCCAAGGATATAGTGGGGCCACTGAAACAGGAGATCCTAGATTCCAACAATACGCAGCTTATACAGGTCTACCAGAAAGCGGTACAATGCTTTACTTTGAAACTGATGTCACTGGTTGGATATTTGCTTCAGGCACAGGAGAAGGTAACGCGAGAGCTATTGATTTAAAATCTGGCGATTTAATATCTGAATGGACTGGCGCTCAAACATTATCTGATTTTAATACTGGTAAAATATCAATATTAGATATGGATGATACTAGCAAAAGAGGAGCGTCACCAGCACCCACCCTTTTTGGCGGCATAACTAATTTCGAAGTTTCGACAAGAGGTATAACTGAACCTGAACTTTCTGTAGCAAATCCAGATCAAATATCTATTTTAAGTGTTACAGGATCTGTTATAAACCAAGATTATGGATCAATAGTTTCTGGTTTCAGTGACCCAAGCATATTGCCTTTCGTTAAATTAGGTAGCCCTGCAAAATTTGAAATAAAACAAGCCAGTCCATTTTTCTATAAAGTTATTTCTATGAAGGAGGAAGCTAACAATGAATACTTGGTTACTGCTACGAAATACGACACAGGTAAGTTTAATTTAATTGATAAAAATATAAGTATCGAAGAGAAAGCGAATACTTTTAGTTATCAAGTAGCTCAAACGATTAATGGAGTCACATATGAAACATTAGATGCTCCCACTCTCGACAATGTTACGACAGGATTACCTAACGCTTCAGATGGAACCTTCACTATTACAGGAATGTGGGGTGCGGTCAGCCATGTCACAGGATATAATGTGGTTTTAGATTTACCCAATGGACAATCTGCGAGTCAATTTATAGCATCAGACAATATCAATCCTACTACTGGAGGGGAATTTACAGGTCTCGGTCAGGTAGGTGTATACAATTTCAAGGTGAATGCGTTAGGGAATAGAGCAAGTCGTGATGGTGTTGACGCATATTTTGATTCTGATTATTCATCGTCAGGGATATTTGTTCTTTATGAAGAATCTTTAACATTTTCTAAATCATTTTTAGATAGAATAACAATCCTATAATGAACCAAACAGGCTACACAGTATTAAAAATACCCAAGACTGGGGCAGCTTTTGCATACGCAAAAGAAGCTAGAGATTTCGCAACTGGAGCTACAGGCGCAGGAGGATATTTACATGCTACAGCAACCGCTGAACAATGGAGTGATGTTCAGTTTGTGAGTGTGATTGGAACTGGATATGCCATTTTACCTATATCTATAGGAGGAACTGAAACTAATATTTACACTGGATCAGCGACAGTTATCGGTGGGACCACTCCTATCGGAGATTTAAGGTCAGAAAGTGGGCCTTATGTTAATGTAGGAGGCTCCAATTTATATAATACAGAGAAAGATCAAGAATATAAAGCAGCTTTTTACGCTACATATATCGGAGGAACTAATTCATCACCAAGAAAAATAGGAATTGGAACGACCACTAGTGATATCTCTACATCTGGTTATTATGAAGGATCTTTTACGACGAACAATATCCATGAGTTCCTGACATCTTTTAATGCTGACTCTACAGATTTATCGAAAACTACAACTGGGAGTGGAGTTTACACAGAAGGAGGTGACGTAACTTTACAGTTTAATATTTTAAATAGAAATGGAGAGCAACTAGCTTCGGCAGCACAAATTGCTGCTGACCCATTTGTAAGTGGGCAAAAAATAAGTATTTTAAATACAGATGGAACTATAGCTTTTCCTGATTATAGAATTAATGGAGACTCTACTTTTACTTTTTCCAGTTCACAAAACATAGATGTTTTCGGGACTTTTACTAGAAACTACGGAATTAGAAATGAAGTAATAAACCAAGACGGAGGTGTTCACACCAGTGAGTTTTATTTATATGCTAATACAGCTACTTTCAATGAAGTATCTGTTAGGTCTTCAGGGCAAACAGTTTTAAATGAAAGCTATACAAATAATAACCCACCAGACACTGGTAATATAGCAAACTCATTTGATAGAGATAATGCTATTAAATATTTTAACAATCAACCAATAAATAATTCAGGTGTCACTGGGTTTATTGAGCTTGATTTAGGATTCAACGAATCACCAAACTTTACAAGTTTAGGGAATCTTCTTTTATTTTATGGAACTGGTGAAAACTTCATAGCAAATAGAAATTCTTTAGTAGGAAACTTCCCTCTTAATTCTGTGCAAGAGGGACAAAGAATTAGACTGAAGGCCAATGATGGAATTCCAGAGGGAACAGGTTTATTTTTCAAATTAGCTGCCGATACTGAAGTAGGATTTAAAGAGGAATTATTTAATTTAGGACCATTTACCCTTGAGCCAGAATTAGAGGGAGAAGATTTAAATCTTTATAATCAAGGAGAGCAAACTCTTGTAGGAGATTTTACAATCCAAGCAGGAGAAGAAGGAGATGACCTTGGAGAAGGTAATCTCAATGTTAGTGGTAATGCGTTAGGAACAGGAGAAGCTGGCAGATTAA